CACGTCTGCCCTGGTAGGTGTCAAACTCAACATCTGTAGAATCACGCTCGGTCTCAATCAGGTTCAGTTTTTTCAGATAAGACTTGGTCGCAGAGTGCATCGCTACGCCGGATAACTGCGCCTGTGCATCACCAAGAAGCTGGCACGCATCGATAAATGCAGATGCACTGATCTGCTTTGCGGCATCCGTCTTTCCAATAGTCAGATCAAGGATATGATCCGCCATTCTGGTCTCTGCCGCCGGTGTTCCACTATCTCCTGCGGTAGTGGTTCCAAACACACCGGACAGGATCGCGATCAACTCTTTCTGCATATCTCTCGCCCAGTAACCAGCTACCAGATCACCGATTGCTTTCATTGGATCAACTCCAGCCAATGCCGCGGAAAGATTTGTAGCAGCCCACATCTTCTGTCTAAGAATTGTGGTGGATACATCTTTGTTAGAACCGATCTTTGCCGGTGTCATCTTCACATCCTCAAGTGTTGGCTCCGATTCTCCATTCAAATCTTCAAAGAATGGCATATTGTGTGTTCTGGCCGCTTCACTTGCCAGTGTGTCAAATTCCGGGCTGTTTACCACGATTCCACTCTTAAAAAACGCGGACAGCTCCATTGTTCTGTTGATTACATACCGGTTAAACAGCTCCGGTACAATCACATCTGCAATTTTTGTAATTGCCATAAATCATCTTCCTTTCATACTGTTATAATGTTACTCCGGCGGCTGCGGCCAGTGCCTTTGCCTGCTCCGGATTGGATTTTAAAAGCTCACCCTGTTTGGTCAGATTGAACGTCTCTTTTGCAAATGGGTTCGCAGTTCCTGCGCCGCCGGTGCCACCCTGTGGATGATACGGTGGCTTCGGCTGTTCCTGTTTGAACAGATGTGCCATTGTCTTATCTTCTTTGTACGGCTTTACTGCTTCCTCTACGCCGACCGGCTTACCCTCTTTGTCAAATGTGAACTTGTCAAGTCCACCAGCTTTGTAGATCAGATAATCCGGATCAAGTACGCCCTGCTTTGTGAGGGAATCTTTCAGCGCATAGGTCTTTGAGATCTGGTCATTGGCTGTCTGCTGATCTTTTAACTTCGTCTGCAGATCCGCAATGGTGTTCTGTAATGTCTCATTGTCTGCATTGTTCTTTTTCAGATCCCCGATTGTGGTATTAAGCGTTTTAATCTGACCGGCAAGATTCTCTTTTTCTGCCACGGCGGTATCATACTTACCTTTGTCAACATACTGACCAGATCCAAGGTCTGCGATTTTCACCTGCTTCTCCTTATTCTCCGGCTTTCCGTTATAGGCATTGACGGTATCAGACACCTGCTTATAGAGATCCTCGCCTAAAATGTCTTTTAAAAATTCCATAGTTTCCTTTCCTGCACCGTTTTTAAGCGTGGTGTCTCCACAGCAGTATGCAGTTTTGATGCCATGCATAAGGGCAAATTGCCGCAGTTTAAACGTCATAAGGCTTTCGGACAATATAAAAACAGGACTGCCGGAGAAACTTACTTAGCGTCACCTCTGCGCTGTTCGGTTCATAGATTTCCGGTTGCCCTGTTATTATTGATTTTGGGTATGAAAATACCACCATATCATTTCTGACTGGTGGTAACTTTCAATTTTACATTTCTATCATTTTCCGGATCAGTTCCAAATCAGTCACTTCAAGTGTTACTGTTCCTTCCAACGGATCCATATCTTCAAAGCGAAGTCCTGAGAAGATCAATCTTTCACAAGACTGCTCTCCCTGCACATCTCCGACTGCTTCATATACTTTTCCGGTATTAAATGTATCATCTGACTGATACTCAATATTCTGGCATAAAATAAAGGATGCATAGATTTTCTTTTCACCTTTGCATCTTCTCCCAAGGACAGGTGTCATACTCTGGTGCTCTGTGATCTCTATTTTCCCAGCAAATTGTGCAAGCGGAAATCGTCTGCCAGCTGTGATCACATTCAATGATGCGTTTTGAACATCTAATGTTTTTATAAGTTTCACCATACTATCACCCCTACTTTTCTTCAAAATGCGGACATTTTACATTTTTTCCATTCCAAATTTCAGATGGAAGATTTTTGGGATAAGCATCACAATATTTTGAAAAATCGTTTCTTGAGCCTCTGTATTTACTGCAGTTCAAACATACGCAAAACAGATTCAGCTTATATCTATCTATTTCATATGGTTTATATTTGCTCATGACAATTACCGCCTTTCAAATCTAGGTTTGACATTATATATTTCATACAATCTTTCCCAAGCAGCCTCTCCAAGTAATATGATCGCATCCTCTTTTTTCATCCCATGTTTCACTTCATCATAATATTTATCTTGTAATTCATATATAATTTCGTCATATGTATCACTAAATGTCTTGAAATCTGGAAGTTTTTCTACCTGTTCATTATATTCTAACACATATGTACCGTTTTCCCCACAGGTTCTGAAACTTTTGACTTTATAATTTACCAGCAGATACAGATCTTCTGGGGACGGCGGCGTACTCAATGGATGATTATGAGTAACATCTTTTCCTTTCATCATTTTAAGCTGATACTTCGTAAATTCTATAGTATCCTCATTTCCCAACTGGCAATTTACCGCTTTCCCATTGTCAAATATAATTCCAACCTCATGGTCGAACTTGCAGATTTCCGACTCGACCGTATCCACATTTTTACCCTTGAAATCATAATAGTTCGGGTTGCTTTTATTATTGTTTGTGATAATCCCCAACCGGTCTTTCGCTGCATTGTTACCATCTGCAAAAGAGGATTTCCACTCTTCATATGTCATATTGCCCGGTACATAATATGTTTTTCCATCTTCACCACGCGCTGCACGTTCTCCCGACACTCCAAAATCATCTTCGAAGTATGGACAGGTACACCCACGGCAGTTCGGATGGAACGGCGGAGCTGTCACACCAATTTCATACTGGCTCATTGGAAAATGTTGCCCGTCCATAGAACCACAAAGGCTGCATGTGAAACCATCCAATGTCTCTAACACCTCAAACTGCTCCACCCCAAGTTCTGCAAAACAATCCTTTTGCGCTGCATTGGAAAAAGCCGCCTGTTCTGTCATAACCAAGCGGCCCGCGTTCTGTTTTGATACATTCATCTTCCGTGCCAGGGCATCAATCGTCTTCTGCGGATCAGCCCCGGTAATTATGTTCTGTACCATGGTGGTGTTCAATTCATTGACCAGCTTCTGTTTGTTCGTCCAGATCCGGTCTGAAAACGTTTGCCCGTCTGCCGCCCAAGGCTTATGGACCACTGTATCAATCAACCGGTCATTCGGAGATGCAAAACTCCATCCAGTTCCAATCCCCTTCTGGATCTCATAAGCAGTATGAAGAAACCCCGATTGATATACATCACGAATTGCAGAATCCACACTGTCCAGCTGATTACCAAACATTACTTCCAGTGACTGCTGCATCTGAAGTTTCAATGCTTCCAGCCGATTGATGTGTACTTTTGCAGAAGCATTTTCTAGTTCCTTTATCCACTGACCATTGATAGCATTTTCTTTTCCGTACCGTATGTACTGCTCGACATCCCATTTCAGTTCATCCAATTCACTGGAATTTAGTAGCCGGCGTGCTTCTACCAAAGAAATTTCATTGTTATCTGCAAAACGCTGATACCAGGCATTAATTTTCGCTTCTATCTGACGTTGTGCCGAAAGATATTGTTTTTCAATGTCTGCGTAGCACTGCAAGCGTTGCTGATGCTGGGATTCCTCTATCTGTTTGAAACGCTTTTTCCAATATACACCATTTTTCATTTATCCTGCCCCATATTATCTTCATGGTTGTCCTGCTTGTCATCCGTATTATTTTGATTCGTAAATGCTCCAGAATACAGATCAGCCTTTTCCTGCGCTTCTTTTTCTTCTTTTTCGATCTGCTTCAATTCTTCATCTGCATCTTCCACAAGCGGATGATTTTTCAGAATCGTCTTTTTACTTACAATTCCTACGGAATCCTTGCAAATCTGCGCCTGCTCCGTATCATTCTTGATACAGGTACGGGTCCATGTCTGGATGATCGTACCGCACTGAATGCCAAGCGCTTTGCAGATTGCACGCACCAGCCGAGCAAAGCCAAGTCGGAACTCTGTTTCCATCAATCCAGTTTTCATTTCCAAGAGCGAATACATGAATTTCAGCGCTTCACCAGACTGATTACCAAAGTTCTCCGGCTGCGGGTCAAAGCCTTGTCCCTGCTCGAAGATTGCCTTTCTAGTTGCATCCAGTACACTGTTCCGGGCTTCAATCGGAATTTCAATGTTCAGCGTAGACACCGCACCGCCCTCATCCCCATCTACCTTAATGGTCTTGTACTTTTTTAAATCAGATAGGAATCCATTCAGATCTTCACCGCCATATCCAGACAGCACAAAAATTAATTCCTGTATATCATCCAGATCATTGATAAAGCCGCTGTAGACTTTATCATATACGTCTATCAGCGGCTTAATGTTGCGCAAATCATCTGTATGGATATTGTTGTTGTAAAATGGGATGAATGGCACTTCCCCGAAATCATGTCGGTAATCCGCTACCATCTCGCCACTTTCTGGATCTATGAACATATCATAATATGTCAAAAGATCCAATTCATCCCCGGTTCTCCGCCGGAATGCCTGGCACTCCGCATCCGTCCAGTATTCGTACACGGTATAATTGTCACCTGTCGCATCGTCAATGTCCGGGTACACCCTCATTAGTCCGATCAGCCTGCGTTTAAGACTACGGTCAAACACCGGGATGATCTGCTCAGACGGAACAACTGCCCATTCAAAACCATTATCGCCCTGCCAGTAATGCACCCAGCCGATGGAAGTATTGGCAGCATTCACACACAATTCCATGCAATTCTTGGCATACTCATCACCCAAGGTTTCCGTGATGCGCTTATTGCTCGCCATACTGCCTACATCGAACAGCGGCGGTGCAGTAAAAGCATAGGATGCTTTCTGGTTTACGATCAGACCATGGAAGTTCCGGGGAATCCGGTTGTCTGCATTGCGCAGCGGATTGTCTGCTTCCTCTTTTTCCTTGTCTTTGGGTTTGTCCCGGAACAGGATGTCCGTCTCATTGCGGTAATAACGTTCTGCTATATCCGCACGCGTCACAAATGCCGCATGGCCGGGTTCATATTTTTTTATCAGTTGTTTCATTGTATCAATATCCATTGTTACCTCACTTCAAAATACCGATGCTTCCCGGCTTGCGAATAATTGTATAGCAGAAGTACCGCAGTGCATCCATTGCATGATCGTGCTGTTTCACCGGTTTGTCCTCACCATGCTCCGATGCCTTCTGATCCCACATGTATGATCCAAATTCCATGATTGTATTCGGGCACTGGTCACTAATTGCAATCTTACCTTCATTTAGCAACGATGCCACAAACCGGATGCCGTCCAATACATCATTTTTTGCTTTCTTGATGACATAGCCACGCTTTTTCAATTCTGCTATGAACGATGCTGCGGACGGGTCAATGATGATCTTTACCGGTTTTATCCCGGCAAGCCATTGTTCCAGATCATCCGCATACTCGCTATCCGTTTTCTGCCTTTCTTCATCACGGCCGGAATAATAATACTCGCGACAGCATACCCATCGCCCGGAGCGCTCTTTACACCACAACAGGAATACAGTTGCATTCTGCGTACCATAGTCACACGACACATAATAGTTCGCATTGACCAGATTATTCAGACTGGAAAGCACATGCTTGGCAGTGTCGAACATATCATAGATGATGCCCTCTGCCATCGCCCATAAACCAAGAATGTACCGGCGATAGAATACACCGGTGTACATACTTCGATATCGTTCTTTGATTTTCTCCGACAGGCTTAGGTTGTCATCCATCGTAAAATGCAGATACAACAGATGCTTTTCTTCTCGCTTATCAATCCATCCGGTCTTGAACCAATGATATGGTCCATCTGGGTTGCAATTGAACCAATATTTTGAACCGTCAACAGAACATCGTCCGGTTGCCTGGTTCACGAAGCTTTCCGGCATCAGCGCAACTTCATCAAAAAAGACCCCAGCCAAGGTAATACCTTGAATGAGATCCTGCGATCGTTCGTCTTTGCCACCAAATATATAGAAATAATTGGTCACGCCGCCTCGGGAAACAATGACCAAATTGTCAGCTCTGTGATCTGCCACGGTATAACCGCGGCTACGGAGCATCAGCTTAAGCCAAAATAGTACATTTCTACGGAAAGAGCCAATTGTCTTACCACACATACCGAAATTTTCGCCGTCAAATGAGTTCATCGCCCACATAACAAACGAAAGTGACATGCTCACTGTCTTTCCGGACCGGATAGCACCATCGGCGATAATGCCATCCTTATCTTTAACAGGAGAATCCTCGCACCACCAGTTCAATACTTTGCGCTGCTTCTTTGAAAATGGCTTGAACTTGAAAATCCGCTTAATCTTACTGATTCTCTTCATCGCCCCAGTCCTCCGCAGCTGTGCCGTTCAGAGCATCAAGGAACCCATCGTCTGCAATCTCCTCGCCATCGTCTGTCTGTACCTTGGCTTTCAGTAATGCAATCTCTGCTTTCTGCTTGTCAGTCGCAAGATCCATATGATCCGTAAGCCACTGCAAGGCTTTCATTCGGTCAGCAAGTTTTACCTTTACGCCGTCCTTACCCTTGGATACTTCGGAAATGATCGTTCCGTCCACGTCCGCATCATTCTTGATATTGACATGGCTTACTGTGATGGTCTTTCGCTCTCCTGTGTCCAGGATCACATCCACATCCTCATTTCCAAACTCTACAAAGTCAGTCACATCTGCAAAAGCAATGTCCATGTACTTCTGGAATACATCGGATTCACTCAGGAACTCTCTGTTGAGACGGTCCTGTTTCAACCTATGGATTTCCTGTTTTACTCCATCTTTCTCCAACAAACGATAGCCTATGGATGCTGCAGTCGCATAATCAACACCGTACGCTTTCTGGTATGCCTTGGTAGCATTGAAGCATCGGATGTAATGTATGCAAAAAAGCTGTTGCTTATCGGTCAATTCGGTATTCTGTATTACCTGCTTGACTTCATCAGCTACAGCCTTGTCCGTAACGTTCTTTTTGCTTTCCGAACGTTCGCTTTTCTTTTCCGAACGCTCGTTTTGTTGCTCGCTATCCCAATGGTATGTACTTTTCCATCTCCGAACTGTCCCGGCAGGAACCTCTAGTTGACTTGCAATCTCAACCAGCTTCATTCCACCCTTATACAGTTCTCGGGCTTTCTCTGCCTTTTGGTTCGGACTCCTTGCCAATAGTATCACCTGCCTGTTTCTTTTATAGGGAGAAGTGGGACACCCCTGTGTTTCATGATGCCCCAGTAGTCAAAAGACGAAAAAAGCGCAAGGGGAATCATTTCCTCTTACGCTCTTTCACGCTACAATCATACCACAGATAAGTGTATCATTGTGTATCATCTTTCATTTTTTTGATCAAAATCTCATAATATCCACCCGTCGGATTGAAATGTTTCAATGCCCTGGCATGAATTCGGTGAACCTGCGCCCACTGATATCCAAGCTTTACACAGATTTCTTCCCAACTTTGTCTCCGAAGGTATCTGTATGTCAATACTGCCTTTTCTGTCTCATCCTCTAAACGCTCAATATCTGCGAATATATCTGCATATAGATCTATGCGCTCATACCGTGCTTTAATAAGTTTCCTCTCCAACTCGTCCAGCTTTGCAGCGTAGTCAGAGAGATCTTTCTGATCATGGGCATGTGGCATATCATCCATGACAAGTGCCGGTGCCATCTTATCTGCTCTTAACTGCTCAATTTCTTCCTCTATCCGGCGCGCGGCGCTGACCGCTGGTGTATATGATCGCAGATACTCCTTTTTCAGTTCGTTTTCTTTTTCCACGCTTCTCCCTCCCTGTTCAATTACTGTTCTATAGTAATTTTACCATTGGCATTCAGTGGATTTGTACCAATTTAGGGCATAAAAAAGAGAGGTCTCACTAAAGATAACCTCTCTTTCCAATATCTTATCATATCATCGAATTTTCTTTATGTAAAATCGCTTATTTAATTCAAACATCTTTACAACATTATTGTTGGCTAATCGCATCTTCTCCCTGTTAATTTCATAATCGTTCATCCTCATTTCATACCACTTTTCCGGACTAACGATTATTCCTGTAACATCATATTTTATCTGTGTGGCTAACAGTATATACATAGCAATTAATTCATACAAATTCCTATCAGCGACATTATCGCCAAAAAACATATTATCCTTTTGTATCTTGGAAATAAGCGCTATTGCATTTTCAGATCCATATGCATACACTTCATTCATAAAACCATCGAATTCTTTTGCTAATTCTTCGTTTTGACCTCCTGTTTCAATAATTGTTCCCAACAATTCTAATATACGCATTGGCATTGTTGCCATTTTATTCAAAGCGATTTCGTTCCTTTGCTTTAAGCTCTCATTCTTAAAATCTCTTTTTACAGATCTATTAGTTGCAATGAATCCAATAATAGAAATCAAAGCGGGAATCATAGCTGATATTAATGCGGCTTTTATGGTATCACTCATTTCGTAAGAATTTTTCACAATTGGTATGAGAATATTCATTTAATTCACCTCTACTCATTTTAAAATATCGTCCACTTCTGGACCACCCTCTCTATGCAATTATACATTATAATTATAGCATTTTAGTCATACAATATAAAGCATTTCTACCACACCATCCTCAACTGCCCATTCTTCTCTTCCACGATCCGCCCCATCCGCTTCTCCATAATCTTTCTCACAATCCGCCGCCTCCGGTAAAAGCAATTTCTACTGATCGGGATAATGCCGTGGTGTGCTTCCAGCATGTCATACGAAGTTCCCTTTACGATGGATTCCGTCAGATATTCCGCGATGAAGCTGTCTACTTGGTTACAGATTTCAAATACTTCCTTTTCGTCCACAGGCATTCCCCCTTTCAATTTTTGCGAAAAAAAATACCAACCATCGAATTTGACGGTTGGTAAAGTGTTGTCCATTTTAAATTCTTCCTTTTTGGCAATGGCGGCAATCCCAGAAACAATCATGATCCCGATTTCCCACAATGTCCATGTAATTATTATTGTATACAGCGCCGCACTCATATTGTTCGCTGTAAGCATTGCATTCGGAATCTCCTGTTTCCCATTCTCTAATTACCTTCCCCATATCGCTACATTTTGGTTTTTCCATAATTTCATCCCCCCTTTTTATGATGAGAAAATTATATCACTACAACCGTCAATATTCAATTGTCAATGTACTACAATTTTATTTTTATTCCTCTCCCTGCCAGATCTTCGGTGTCCCGTCTGCATTGAGCATAACGGTACATCCGGTACCATTCCGCTGATACACTAGATACATGACGCCTGTGTCTTTGTCCGCATAGATACCGTAATCCCGCCAACCTTCTACCAATACCATCGTATTATCCTACCCTGCGCTGACGTTTGCCATGTCACTGCATCCGGCGATCAAGAGTGTTGCTGTTAAAATTGCTGCTAAAATTTTCTTTTTCATAACTGCTCCTTTTCTCTGCTCTCTTCTTCCTCGATTGCCTTATAAAACTCGCTCGCTTTAATTTCTGTCATAAAGTCGAGTAGCTTTACTTCTACATTCTCCGCCGAACCATATAAAACATCGCCGATCATAAAGCACCTTGTGCTATATTTCCCACAAAATCTCATTCCGTAGCAGAAGTAATCCGGTTTTTTCGGCTTTGGTACCGTCTTTGCAATCTCAAGCCAATCCTTGGTAATTTGACAGTTTGCTCTGAAACGTCTAACACCGTTTTCGTAATACAATTTATTTTTTGTAAACATACCCTTAAATTTCTGCAAATCATTTTCAGTTGGAATAATTATTACCGCTCTATCGTCTGGAATATATTGCGTCGACTCAATCCCGTGTTCCTCCGAAAATTTCTTAAATGCCTGCGCATTCGCTTTTACATCTTTCTGATACTGTACATATTCTTTATAAAAATCACTGTCTTTGTTAATTGTAAAAAATTTCTCCATCTATTTATCCTCTCTTTCCGCCCCGCCGCATTACTGCTGGCGGAGCTATAGCCGATTTGCTCTACTCCATCAGGTCAATCCACCAATATAGCCAGGCGAAAGCCACATAAGTTCTTTTCTTAATGGCATACTTCTTTGGCACGATTATCACTGTCGGTAATATTGTAAAAACACTCTTTTCCCAGTTTACTTTCATTTTTATTCCTCCGTTCTAGGCAAACCGGAGCTGTCCGGCCTGCTCAAAATAAACTCATCTGGTTCTCGTCGTACTGATAGACATATCCAGTCATGATTCTCCCCGTCTGGCGTAACCTTTCCACCCGTGGTTTCTGCTTAAGATTTGCCATATAATTTGCATTGACTTCCGGCGGAACCGCAAGATAATATTCATCCGGCAGCGGTAACCGATTCTCTGTGCAGATTTCACGGATCTTTGACTGATAATAAATGATATGGTTCCGTGTCAGGTTCATGTTACAGCCATCCGTCCAGAACGGATCATTACACCCGTTCTGGTTTATGTCCTTCCATTGGCTTATTTCTTTCCGGATCTGCTCACTATATGACTTTACTTTTTTCTCCGGCGTTTCTTCTTTCATGACGGTATCTCCATAAAATCAAACAATGTCGGCTCGTCCACTTCATTCTCCGCTGCCTGCAAATAGCCGACACCATCCCGGAAGTAATCCGGATTCAGTTCGCATCCTTTACCATTCCGGTGCATCTTAACCGCTGTCATTGGAACTGTCATAAGACCACCAAACGGATCATAGACTGTATCACCCTCATTGCTATATCTGTTGATGATTCTCTCCACGATATCCAACTGTAACGGGCATACGTGCATCTGAGCGCGTCTGCGGCTCTGCGTGGTGTTAAGGGTACGCATCCGATTGATATCATCCCACACTTCCAACTGATTCCACGATCCCGGAGCAACTACCATAAATGTTGCCGGGAGCTTCCCGTCATTGTCCAGATCTTCCGCAAGTTTCACATGTTCCTCATAGTTATATACGCTGCCGCGGCTGTACTCCCTGTACACCTGCTGTAAACTATCAACTGGAAAATCCTTAAGTTCTTCCTTACTAATCAGTCTGTCGCCCGATGATCTCCAATAACCATGTGCGTCAATCTGCCATTGTGCGCGGGTGTAATCCTCTTTTGACTTTTTAACCGGATCATCTGCGTATGCCGTCGATCTGTCTGTCGGCAGCTTTCGGAAAAGCAGGATATATTCCGGACATCCTACCCCCATCTTTGAACCATCCTTGCACTGCTCTGTCCAGCCAAGGCGGTATGTCTGGTTATTCTCACGAACCACATCGGTCACGACCGTAATCATGCCGAAATATTGAAATCCATGCTTCATGTAGTGCTCAATGCACAGCGCATGGAATGGTTCGATTGTAGGCATTCCGGTTCCTGTCGCATTTCCGAACAGTACGCGGTCCTTAACATGAATTGCAGCCACACGACCCGGCTTCAGGACTCGGAGCAGTTCCGGTGTGAGAAAATCCATCTGTTCAAAGAACCGGTCCGTGTTCTGGTTATGCCCGAAATCGTTATAATTGGCACTGTATTCGTAATGGTTGCCGAAGGGGATCGAGGTATGTATCAGATCGATGCTGTTTGTTTCCATTTCTCGGGTTTCCTCTACGCAATCCCCATATACCGCTTCATAATGGTTTCCTCTCACTGTTCTCTCTTCTCTGCTGCCTTCCACGCCCATCTTCCTTTCTAACCGCTGTGTCTTATTTTCCGAGTTAAGACCATACTTCTTTACAATCTCGATCATCTTTGCAACCATGTGATTGTGATTCTTCCATTTTTCCAGCAATGCTTCCTTGATCTGCCGCTCGTTCTCCATGTAGATGATGTCAATCACCACCGGCTCACTCTGTAAAAATCTGTAGCACCGGTGCACCGCCTGAATGAAATCATTAAATTCATAGTCGATCCCTAGGAAGATTTCTCTATGGCAATATCTTTGAAAGTTGCATCCAGACCCGGATAATGATTTCTTTGTAGCAAATAATTTTGTCCGTCCATTCGAGAAATCAATTACTCGCTGTTCCCGCAGATCATAATCCATCGATCCGTAGATATCCACCACTTCCGGCAGCACTTTCTTGATCGCATGCCGTTCATTCTCCAGATCGTGCCACAACAAGAAATGATCATCCGGCGATTCTTCCACAATCCTTTTCATTTCTGTTGCACGGCGGTCAATGCTTTCTCTTTTAACTGCCGCAGCTTCTTTCAATCCCTCGGCAGCTTCCTGAAATAACTGCATCTGGCCGTCACGATCTGCAGTATTGCCATAATGCACCGGCAATTCATGCCATCTTACATCAAGTGGCGGCAGATCATATCCTTCATCGGAATATACCGGATTGAGATCTGAAGGTTTCGTGACAAAAAGTGCCCAACTGCTTACCCATAACCAAAATTCATCTTCCATGTTCGGGTATAAGGTCAGATTGTTTGCCTTTGTGCTGTCACGTTGGAAGAATCTGGTCAATGCCTGCCCGGTATCCATTACTTCCAGATATCCGGCGTAGTGGATCAGCTCCTTATATTTGTTCGGTGACGGTGTGGCCGTGGCTACCAGCTTATACGGTACGCTCTTGAATTTATCAAGGAATGTCTGATAGGTCTTGCTTCCGAAAGACCTCAGAACACTGGCTTCATCCAAGGATGTTGCTGCGAAGTATTCCGGCCAGATGTCTCCATCCCGGACTCTCTCATAATTCGTCAGCACTATCTGACTGGTGCTCTGCTCCACCTCTTCCATTGTCCGGCAGTATTCTGGCTTTTCGTATCCGAGCACTTTCACAGCATCATGTGTAAACTCCTGCTTTACGCCAAGTGGCAGCACAATCAAAGCTCTACCCTTTTTATGTTCTGCTGCAAGGTGGCAAAATTCCAATTCTTGCACAGTTTTTCCAAGTCCGAACGACTCAAACAATGCCCGTCTGCCACCTTTCAGTGCCCACATCACAGCATCTCTCTGATGTGGCTTCAATACCTTATTTACTTTTTCTGGCTTTACAACAAACCCGCTGTCTGTAGCCAGCTCAATTTTTGTTTCTAAGAATTCTCTATATGTCATTTTTTGAAAGGAACCCGGCGCGCCTTTTATCCGGATAGGTTCCGGCTCCTTTCTTGAAATTTTGTATTCTTTTGTTTATAATGCTTGTAAATAGTTTGTTTAGGCGTCCACTTGGTCATTGGTTCAAATCCAATCTCTGCATCATATTAGCGGGAATGTTACTATTAATTTTGATTTACGCTATTTACTTATATGTAAGCAGCAAGAAAGGCGTGGTGCATATGCTAATTGGTTCATTACTTTATATAATTACTTGTTTAGGAACTAGCAGTGTAGCTCAGTTGGCAGAGCAAGTGGCTTCCTAAGCAAACTATCATTTCATAAAATCTTCTAGGCTCATCTGCCCCTTGCAATTACCACCTATGGTTGTCGGGTCCCAGCCAACTCCAATGTAGTCCAGAACCTTCGCCCAACCATAGTCATTGCCATCTTTGTCCTTGCACATGTGGAACATCAGATAGTCCCACTCTTTCGTGTTGCTCTCATACAACAGATCAAACCGATGCGGTCGCTTCTCCATGTGGATTCCAAAACCACACATACTGCATCCGGTACGCTGTGCCTTTGTTGTATACAATGTACCGTCCGGCTTTTTCTCAATCGTTCCGTAAATCTCCGGGATCAGCGACTCCGGCATCTGGAAGCATTCTGTTATTCTCCCTGCTCTAAGTCCGGCATCACGATACTCTTCCTTTAATCCGTTCTTCCAGAGATCATCCATCTCCAAGGCAAGCGTAAGAATATCCTGCCGGTGGAAGATTGCAAACGGCGCTGATCTGATCGTGGATGCCCCGAAGTAATTACAGCCATTCATCCGCAGGCTCTTGGCACGTCTTCCACCCTCGGATGCCATCAGTCCCAAATACGGCACACTGTTATGCTCTTTTCCCCAGTCATCACAATTCTTTTCTTTAAGGTAATAGCAGCATTTCGCCGATACCAGAAAATCCGGCTTTTGAAAATCGCATCCTTCGGTTTCATTTTCATACCCGCCGAATAGCTTCAACCACCGCTGATTAAGCTGCATCTTCGAATTCTTCTGCCAGCCGCCGTATTCCCCGGTCTCTCCCGTTATGATCGCGTGTCTGACTGTCTTATTCTTCTTGGTTGGATTCTGCAGCAACTCGATTTTTCCTGCAATCTCCTTGGATATGACCGGAAAGCCAAACTCCCGTATAACCTTTGGCTTTGTCCATCGTGTACCATCATCCCGCATGAGTGGCGGCACATTTATAATTCCGATTGCCTTATGTACTCTTTGAATGCTTGCATCCTCGAGTGTAGATGCTGATACACCTGGTACATCGATATGACACACTTCATGAATGAACATATACAATATAATGCTGTCCAGACCACCTACAGACACATGGCAGTTAAGTCCTCTACGATCACATTCTGATCTGAACTCTTCCGCTCTGATCTGTGCATATTTTCTTTTAAAACTGTAATCCTGCTTTTCTTTTTGCATGAATGAAGCAATCTTCTCATAAGCTCCAAGTCGCTTCATCCTATCTTGTACTGATTCCATTTGTTTTTGGAGTAAAGAGCTCTTTTACGCTGGCCAGCAAACCTCTCACTCCTTTCTGTCCTATTTTTCGTACACCATCCATGTTATCCTAAAAAAGATTGGAGGTGAAAATATGATATCTGAATTTTTAAACCAAGTGCCCTTATTCTTCTCAATGTTTTCTGGTATTTTTGAAGGATTTTACATTGTTATGAAGTGTATTGTTAAAAATCCTTTTTTACTCTTTCTTTTGGTACTTGGTATACTTAGCGCCACTATAAAACACAGACACAAGTTTTAACTTTAAGGCACTATCCGGTGCTTCTTGTGATAGTGCCTTTCTTTTCGTTATACATGATGGACTTACTCATTCTTCATCACGTCCATCCTTTTCCACCGCGTTATATATCCCCAGATAAGTTTCATACTTTTTCTGATTCATCGAATTGGCAAGGAATCGCAAGAAATCCTTGTTCCGCAAGCATTCTTCCGGCGTGCCGATTGCGCGGTACTGTTGTACTTCTTCAAGTGCATTGATTGCCATTTCAATCTCTTCTGGAAATGATGTTCCACTCTGTGCTCTGTAGCATTTCAAACATTCTATTGCTTCATTCTCTGCCATTCCTACACCTCCAACAGTTCCGGATTGTCAAAAATGTTTCCAATAACTTCTACGCATTTTCTTTCTTCTGCATAAAATCCTAAGTTGCAGTAACAACCCCCACTTTCCTTATGGCTTGCATAACTGTAATCCAATGTCCAGTCCCCATTGCAATATTTTACAATCTCTGGATACTGTTCTTTTCTATCGCAAACATCATTCTCCCAAATCAGCTTGCCGCTCTTGTCTTTAAGTCCGGTGCACTGGCAGATGGTAGATGGGTCTACCTCATAAGTAAGATCTTTACTTGTAAAAGGTGGTTCAAAAATATAGGATTTACCCATAAATTCATAAAAATGCCCAACTACCCATTCACCATTGTCGATCCGCTTGCCGCGGTATAAATATCTATTCTCCATGACTTTCTCTTTTCTCCGGATATACAAGCTTCAAATCATATCCGCTTGTAATAAATTTCAACGTCAATTCGTGATTGACTGCGTTTCCGAGTTTATCGTAAATCCAGTACATATCCTCTTGCGTGAATTGTGTTCCGAGATATTCATTGTATCCAGAAAGAAGTGATTCCCTCCATTCTTTATTTCTCTTCTCTTGGCGGTAAGGTTCTCCCTTTGCAAGCGGTCTGGAACACCACTCTAAAAGTTTACAGATAATATCTTTCTGTGTATTACAGTCTTTTGCTGTAAAATATACATTCCCTTTGTCTGATAAAATAAGTTCTCCAAGTTGAGTAATATAACTCTTCGGAAAGCATTTCATCACATTGAAAATTTCATTAAACATCCTTTTTCTCCATTTCTTTCAGCTTGGCTTCGGCTTCCTCTTGTGATAAAAACCAGGTTTCCTTGTACATTTTTTCTGACAGGATTCGGTCTGTTGCATATTCTCGATCCTTATCACACTCCATGTACCATCCTTTTTCTGTAAAAGTAATCAAGGCTACTTTCTGATGATAAACTTTGTTGTTCTCCGGGTGCAGACTTAAAATATTTAATCCACAATTGATTTTGCTAGGAATTATATATACATCTGAGCCAATTCCACACGGCAACCGCAGAAGTAATCCCTGCTCCTCGGCATCCTCATAGTCTTTGAGTTTTCGATATACGGCATCTATTTCTTCACAATCTGGTTCACATGCCCTTTCCCACATTTCATCATCAATCCACAACGGATTTCTCTCCGTTAGTCTCTCCATGCTATCCCTCACTTTCTGCCTTAAGCCAGCTAAGTAAATCTCCATAACTATCGTGTATTTCCTCTTCGTTATCTGTGTCAAGGTTATAAATTGACTTGTATGGTTCTCCATGCCTTTCGAACTCGCACATATTGGTAATCCATTCTGCCAGCTCATCATCCGTCATGCTTCTGATCCGGTCTGCATCGGTCTGTGGCTTTTTCTTATCTCTAAGAAATGCTCCGATCACTGGCATATTCCTGTCTGCAAAAGATAGATGCTCACTGCTTTTTCCCAAATAGATAATCAGTGGATTTTGCTTTCCGGCTTTACTGGCTCTTAATACCTCGTATGGATTGTTTGACAGCGAAAGCAGTTCCCATCCATCCCCGACCAACCATTTTTTCAAATCTTCCAGCTTACTGATATGTAATACATTTCTTTTTGCCATCATTATCCCTCGCTTTCCCGGTACGGTTTCGGCAACGGCATCCAGGCAATGACTTCAAATGGAATTTCTTCTCCGTCTGAATCATTCCAACTGTGACCGTCATATCCAACAAAATACGGAAGTATATTCTCAAAATCAGTTTGCATATACGGTTCATAGTCCATAACCGTTACCAAGCATCCAAATGATTCTTCCGGCAGCCTTTCACTTACCGGAATCCACTTGTTATCCATTCTGTTCACTTCCTTACACGGCAATTGCAGGGGCAATCCCTGCCGTTCAGCATCTTCGTATTCCCCAAGCTTGTTCAGAATGGCTTTAAGTCTATCTTGCGCTGAAAACGTATTGCAAAGAATACTTAAATGCTCCTTAGAAACATACTTTCCATCCTTGCCCTTTTTCGTAAGACGTCTATTTTCCAGTTCTCTTTCACAGGCTTTAATTCTGCCTTTATTCTTGCCACCGTTGTGCTCCATCGTCTCGATTGCTAAACGAATTTGATTCGATGTTGCTGTTTTCAGCACTGATGTAAAATTTCCGTCTGTAGCTGGAAGCGAACAAAGACTTTTAATCACGTTCATGTACATTAGCATCTCTCGCTTTCTTTCACACCTTGTGGGGCTGACTTAATTACTTTCATGCAATCTGGGCAGAAATCAAACCCATTCACCCTTGTGGTGCATTCTGTGCAGATTTTCTTGTCACATGTCATGATATAGCTTTTAAATCCACTACATCTTGCATGTGTAACAACGGTGCTATGTGGCATATCACACATCAATGTTGCCTTTCGCTTTTTACAAAACGGACACAAATCATCTTTCGATATGTGCTTAACTACGTCTCCCATGCTGTTCCTCCTATCCATTCAACTGCAAATTCAACTGATCTTGAAAATACTCAACAATGAACTGATCCGTCATTCCCTTAGCGTAATTCTCTGAATTTGCCTTAAGATTCGCCCAAAACAAGTCCATTTGTGTTTTTCCAAAGCGCTTATTCTTTTCCATAAGCACTGAAAAGGTCAGTACCAGGAATGATTCAATCGCGCTATATGATTGCATATTCGCCATATTGAACGACTGCAATCCAACTTTTCCCTTTGGCAGTCCGCCCATCATCTTTACTCTTTGCCGGTATGGAAACTCCATAATCTTCCGGCTTAAGATGCAGTTCCATCGCTTGTCAATTTTCTCAACAGCAGCATCATAGCGATCCGCACTGTCAAGCAATTCCGCGTTCTTCTCATGCATCCGGTTGTTAAAATCTGTAAGCGCATCTGTTTCCATGCCGAAGTCGTAGTAAAGTACTGTAAAACCCAACAACTGCAAGGACTTGAATGTTTCGCAAAACACTCTATCTCCAATGGCCTTCAAGCGAGCCTCCGGACAACTCTTTACTCCGTGCATTACTTCTCCTCTCTGTGCCGCCCTTTTATGCAGGTATTCCAGAATCTGCATCCCGGATCACAAGGTTTGTCCTTGCTGCCATAATCACAGATTCTTCCGCTGCCATAATATGTGGCTGGCCGCTTAAATTTCTTGTAGGCTTCTGGATTCATATGTTCTGGTTTAGAATCCTCAAAACTGTTGATCTCTCCGATCAGTTTTATGTTTTCGCGCAAAAGGCGCTTTTCTTTGCTGGTTCTATGTATTTCTCTCACCTCTCTGGATGGTGGGGCGATTGCCGCCCCGATGTTGGCAAGTTAAGATCATGGCCTGTGATAACTATAATTCCGCACTTGCAAAGTTTCTTTTCCCTTACGGGCGGTGTTTCAACCTACCGGACCGGTGTATTGAGCAATGTTCTTTCCAAATCCGCATAATCACATTCACGCTGTTCGAAATCATTGAACCGGTTCCGGGTTTTCTTTTCCGGCACAGCCTGTTCTTTCCGTGCTCCGTTCTGTGACCGGGACAGCCATGAATTCATGAACCTTTTTGCACCACCCCTTGTTTTCCTGTATTTAGGGTTGGACAGACACCATGCCTGTATATTCCTCAACTCCTGTCTAACGTCGATCCCCGGATAGAGCTGCTGGTATGTAACCACGTCGTTCTCCGACACCTCGTATTCTGTTCCATCGTTCAAGAGGAATTTTCCGGCACAAAGCGTTTTATCCGCAGGTGCTATAACTCTATTATCATTACTACTAATATCAGTGTCATTATCAGGTTCATTATCATTATCAGGGTTATTTTGCTTTTCAGAAAAACCATTTGCTTTTTTTGCTTTTGTTTGGTTTTCATCAGAAGCATTTGTTTTCGGTCTGCCGCCAAGTTTGCCGGCTTCCCTACGTTTCTCACATTTCTCCATGTATGCCGCATTATCCCGATCCATTCGATCTTGGATAAAGCTGAATGCCATATCTGCCGCAGCGTCCAGTTCCGGTATTTCCTCGCCTGCCGCATAACATAGGATGGCAGTGAACAGCTTCCCTCGCTGCTCCATGTCCATCTTCTGGATATGCTTTAAATACTCTGTATACATGACGAAGCTGTTCTTTTCTGCCAAGCCATCACCCCGTTTCTACTTCTGTAATTGTTACCTCAGTTCGTGGCTCCCATTTATCTACATCCACATAACTTCCATCCGTTGAAACAATAATCTTGCAATTATCGTCTGCCAGTACCTTGTAATGCACCAAAATATCATGCAAAGCTTCATGCAGATTTATGAGATCTACCCTGCGGCGATTTGGCATATAATACACAGCCTTTACATTCACCGGCCGGTCAATGGTTTGAATATGCGGAATACATGTTCCACACTGCTTTTCATATTTCTTATAAGCTGCGGACGGGATGATCCGAACTTTTCCCGATCCATCTTTTATAATCCGCTGACTGTTCTTTTTCGTGATCGGTCTCAACGGAATTGTAAATTTATACTCCATCTGCACCACCCATTCCAGCATTACAGCTTCTTATCTCAAGAATTGTATTATTGCTCGGATTCCATGCATCAACATAACTGATTGCAGCATCAAACTGTAATACAGGAATATTGTTTCTGGAGTTGACTCTAAAATAATCCTGAATGTCACGATTACACTCTGTAAATACCTTTTTACTCATTTCCTTATATGCCGGTGCTTTCTTACCTCCAAGAACCTCGATCACTCTTTTATTTACACTTTTCTTTAATTCCTGCTGCCGACCATAATCAATCGTCATGGTATTTTCAAGATGTTCGATACGGTTCTCATGATCATCCACCATTCCAAGTTGAATCCTCATCATTTCTTCTGGTGTCAACCGATTCTGATAGGAACCATTCTTTCTGATCTGCGGTAATACTTCGGATGTTACCCAATGCTTAAAGCGTTTTGCACTTGCCATCTTGCTTCCGAAAATCAAAGCATATAAACCGGATTCGTTAATAACAACCGCTGCCTGGTCTCTGCCGATGGAGTCACGAATCGTTACTCCATCTATCTTGTCCTCATCATCTACATGATCCAATATTGCCTTTCTGGAATTGCTGTATCCCAAAACCTCTGCAATATCCTTTCCTACAAACCATGGTTCTGCATTTATAACCACCGTCCGGATTTCTCCGAATTCTCTATTTTTAAAAATCTCTAACTGATTCAATCATTTCTCCTTTCCATCTGGCACCCATCGGCACCAGAGATCCTGGCTTTCTGCATGAACGGTTTCTTTTGCCTTGCGGCAGGTGTTTCAACCTATAACCACGACTTTCCAAAAACTTCTCTAAATTTTTTTCTGGTACCATAATGTTCTTCAAAATACATCTGTGCCATCTGCTTGAGTTTCAAATCAATATCTACAGCATCTTTTCCGGCATGTACGCCATTCGGATGAAGATCAGGTGCAAGCGGAATAACAAATCCATATTTTTCACTGTTCTTCCTATTAGGATTTCCCCCAAATATATGGTGTCTCTCTACTGGGGCAATACCGGTAAAATAACAATGATCCATATCGTTCGTAAAAACACTCCACAGCCGTTTCATACACCCCACCGCTCTTTCATCTCTGCAATCTCCGCAGGTGTAATAGTTTCTATTCCGAGTTCTTTCGCATCCGCTACTGTTCCATCTATTAAAAGCGACATTTCTTTTGTGTCATATGTATGGCTCCCGCGATACACCTTATAAAATGTGGCTTTTTCCTCATACTTAACAGGAATACAATGGATTGCTTCCTGCTCCCACATAAATGCTTCGGGAGCATTCGTTTTGTATACCATAATTTTTCCATCCGGTAACAACTGGGGCTGCCCGTATTTACAAATCAGCACATTCTTAGCCTTTGCCTTAGATATGGTCAGTACATCCGCAATCTTACCAACAAGAACATGAAAATATGCGTTGGCGTCTAATGATCTTCGCTGTGTGTATCTGACCGCTTTAATTTTCAGTTTTTCATATCCTTTGAGCTTATCATATTCATTCTTTACCACATCATTTTCATTGACCTCGAATGTGATCCGAAAATGTTTTGTGTCAAAATCAAGTGAAGCTCCAACTGCTTTCCCTGTAAGTTCCATCAAGCACCCTCTATTTTATTTTTCTTTCCCTTATACCAAACCTCAACTTGCGTAATTATTTTTTCTGCCATTTCTGCCGAAATTTCGCTTGTCCCATTGAAATGATATTTTTCTTTTAACTTTCCCCATATATCCGATTCTTTGGCATCTTCACACATTTCTGCATACGCGGACACAAACTCTCCCATCTTATGCATCTGCTCTGCGGATGCCGGAACAAACTGTGGTGTAACCGGCTCGGGCGTTTCTTCATCTGGATCTTTCATCTCCTCTGTCGGGATACAGAACACCTGAAAACACGCATACTTAAATGCAATCGCCATAGCTTTATTGGTTGCCTTATCTCCGGAATCCATTCCTTCTCCAACTGTCACTGCTTCTATACAGGAACCATCTTCAGCGAAAAAAGTGTATTTTATCCTGCAAATGGAATAAATCAACACCGAACCATTCTTTGTCGTTCGTTCATGTCTCTGCTGTTCCAGCACTTCCGGTACAATAAATACATGATTCTTTACCAAAGCTGGATTGATTGCGTTCATCACAGCATCAATACCACGATATTTAAATCCCTGCTGCTTATTCACAGCATCCTTACTGACCGCTCCGATTTCTTCCATACATTTAGATATGGATTCGTAAATATTCATTTTCTTTCTTGCCGCTTCTGCCATTCTTATACCCTCCGAAATTCAATACCATACTCACGCATAGCAGATTCAAGCTGCACGACCTGGAATGGATCTGCAGTCACTTCATATCTGATTGTATCTGTGCAAGGCTTTGGTTTTACGAATTCTTCTTTTTCTTGTGTAAATAATTCGTTCGGTACTTCCGGAGCGGTAGGCACAATCAATTGTTCAGCCTCCTTTTTCCGTTCTGCTTCCACTCTTTTACGTTCTTCATCTTCTTTCTGATGCTTAATAATTTCTTCTTTCTGCTTCTGGTACTGGTTCATGCTTCCGATAGCATCTGATAATTCCAACGTGATCTTGTACTTTTCCAACCCTTTATCCTCAAATTCCGATTCCATTGCCCGGATAGTTGCAAGATCTTTCTCTACATGCTCGATATGCTCCGTGATAGCTTCTTTAATCGCTTTCTTTGTAGTTGTGGCATTTTCCCACTTGCTGTCATAAATACGTTGTAATGGCAAATATTCAGCAACAGCCTCATTCTCCGCAATAACTTCATCATAAATTTCTGAAATCAGCCTTTTCCTTTCTTCCACGCGATTACGTTCAAATGTTTCCACCTGCGCATTGATGAAATTAATTGGCTCATCAATCACCTTATCCAGTTCCTTTACTTTGGTCTCAAAATCCGTATACGGAACCATAAAAGATTTTTTAACTTCATTTTTCTTGTCATTAACTGTTTTTTTGAGCTTTCGCAAACTCGCTACTGTTTTCTTTGCTTCGGTCTTGGAATCTTCAGTAAAGGTCATATGTCTGTATTCTTCCAATCCATTTGATAACGCTTCCTTGACCTCATCAAAATTCATACCAATCGTTCCATTTTTTTGTTCCACTAAAAAATTAATGTCCTGCATTTAATAGTTCCTCCAACTTCATTTCCATCTGTCCATCCCTGCCACTTCTATATGCTGCAAGGATGTTTTTATTGTTCTCCTTTTTCTTTTCCAGGCAGTCACATGATTCACCCGGATCAAGATGTGCCCCACAATAGGGGCAGGGTCTGTAATACATCACACCACCTTCCGGAAGCATGAAACCATACAATCTTCACAGTAGATTTCTCCGCCAACGTCATAACAATAATCAGCCTGAATATGATCCCCACAGCAGACGCACACCGGCCGTTGTTCCAGCCATTCGTCCTGCTCATCCTCATGCATCCGGAAGAAATCATAATTATCCGGGATCGTTTCCATTATCGGCTCCTTCCTGCAGCAGATCATAAATTGCCTTTGCTTCACCTTTTTGCAGCAGGTCATAGATCCAGTCCGCTGTCTCATCATCCTGTCCGTCTATCAGTGCCGCATAGATCTGCTCCATCGGCTCGTCCATAAGCGGACACGCTGCTTCGGTGTAAATAAATGATCCTGCATTGTTCAGAATCTTTTCTGCATCCTTGCAGTGCAAATACGCACTTACAAGGGATTCAATTTGACTTAAATTCATATTTTCCACTTGCACATCCGGCATTTATCCTCTAAAATAAAAGAGAATTATTGATCTACGCCACTTGCGTAGATGATTTTTGGAGATGGAATCATTGCTTTGGTCGGCTGTCTGATTCCATCTTTTTTATTTCCGTCTCTAACAAATCCTTAAAATCCCCTTCATTTTTCTTATCCCTACGTGGGTACGTTGGATTAAGGATCTGCCTGTCCGGTTTTACGGGTCTTATTCCGCTGATGTGCATTTCCTCTCCTTTCAGCTTGCTTTCCGGAGCTTCTGTATGCGGTGCTCGGTTTCCCGGCGTTCTTTTTCAAGTCTCTCTGATGCATACGCTGCAAACGAAATCACTCCACCAGCAACCACCATACCTGCCGCAATAATCCATCCGATTCCTTCCGAGTCCATCGCAGTTGCACCAAACATCATAATTGCGACTCCTATTTCAAAAGCTCTTTGTTTCATGTTTTCTCCTTTATAGCTTGTCCGCACAGCCACCGCAGTGGCTACTCTACGCGCTTATAACCTGCGCCAAGCGCAAACTTGTCACACAACTCATCAATTTTGTTCTGAGGTATATCCTTGGGATCAATTTGTTTCCATTCACCGGTTTTAGAATCGATCACAAAGGTTCTGTATGTAGCTTTCTTTGGATATCTTGCCATAAGCCCACCTCCTGTTAATAGGTTATTAACTGTGCCTGTACGCGGTTCTTAATTTTCTGAATCTTCCATTTGTGATATAATCTCCTTACAGGACGTTGCCGCGTCCGAGTATTATGAAAGGAAATTTTCATATGAATAATTTTATTGAACCAATTACCATTCGTAATTATGACTTGGCTGACTGGAAATACGAAAAAATTCTTGAGCAAATTCATAATTTTGAAGCATCACTTGATGATGACCATGAAATTGCACTCCATTTAGCTTCATTCGGAACATCAGTCACCATGATTGTCACAAGCATAGGTTATCAAAACCCCGATATTCTCTATTTCTATGGTTTGATAAATGGGAAAAAGTCCCAATTAATTCAACACGCAAGTCAACTCAATTTCTTACTCACATCAGTTGAACGCAAAGATAAAACCAAACCCGCAAGAAGAATAGGATTTGCTAACCCCAACGATGCTTCGGACTCGATTTAGAAAGCATCTTTTGTCTTTCTAACCATAAATCACAAAAGGCATCTATTCTTTTCTGCTGACTTTGAACTCGTACTTCAAGGTCAGCGGTTCTTTCTTCAAGTGATTTCCATTTTTTCTTTGAAATCCACACGTTCTCACTCTCCTTTCTGTTGCGGTTGATTTCTTCATATTCATAATTTATAATCACCTATATAAATCCAAAGGAGAATTACGTTATGAATATGAAACAAAATAAAAATTCTAAATTTGTATCAATACTCTCATCTCTAGCAATTGGAATCACCGGATCTTTTCTATGGGAATTCATTTGCTCTCCCCTATTTCACAGTGTGTTTAACATTGTCTTTTCAGCACCTGCAAAGGTTTCATCTTTTATAGGCAGCTGGTATGCGACAAAAATATCATCAGTCAGCAATGAATATCTTGTGATCGAACTCCGTGCTTTTTTATTTGTGTTCCTACTGCTTCTCTTTATGCCAAAACTGAAAAAAGCTTTTCATACAATGCCATTCGTCATTAAATCCATAATCCTTTTCTGTTTGGCAATAGATCTTTTAACTGATATACAGGTTTCGCAAACTGCATCCCGCATTGAACACAATATCGAAATTGTCTCACCGTATATTACAGATCAAGAATATAAGGTACTAAAATCTAACTCATATTCAATGAAAACTATGGATGATTATAATTTGTTGAATGAAGCACTAGAAGATGTTGCCGAACAACATCATTTACAACTTCATTAACATCTCTCCGATACACCAGCCGATAACAAACACAACTGCGTATAACAACCACTCTTTTTTCTTGCTCACGTTCTCACTCTCCTTTCTGTTACGGTTTAACCGTAATTTGTGGGTAAAAAAATAAGTTCACTATAAGGCACGCCATATACCTGCTCCATCTTTTGAATAATAGGAACATCTGGATATGACTTTCCTCTTTCATAGTTACTAAGTGTATCTGGTGTAATTCCAATAAGTTTTGCCGCTTTTACTTGCGTCAATCCCTTATTTACCCTCGCACTTTTTAGCGTAATTGCCATTTTTTTATCGCACTCCTTTCGTTTTGTCTAAAATCACTATACTACGGTTTAACCGTAATGTCAACGGTTTTTCCGTAATTTTTTTAGAAATATATTGATTTTTTTACGGTTTACTCATATAATTTAATTACATCAAGTAAGAAAAGAGGTGTCTACATATGAGTGGACTCGGCAACAAAGAAATAATGGCTAAAAACATTCGACATTATATGGAGCTCAAAGGTAAAGATCGAAATCAAATATGTAAAGATTTAGGCTTTAAATACACAACTTTTACAGATTGGATAAACGGAAATACCTATCCAAGAATCGACAAAATTGAATTAATGGCTAATTATTTTGGAATTAACAAAGCGGATTTAGTCGAAGAAAATGAGTTATCCGCAAAGGATAATCGTGACATAAAAAAAGATCTTGACAATATCATGGAAAAATTAACATCTAAAGAATATGGTCCGGCTGCATATGACGGTATGGATCTATCAGAAGAATCAATGGATTTATTCCGTGATGAATTAGAAATTGCTTTAAAACGTTTAAAACTTATTAATAAAGAAAAATATAATCCAAATAAGAATAAAAAGTAGGTGATGATTCTTTTGGATAATAAACAGATAAAACGAATTGTTTCCTATTACTGTAAGAAATATAATACAAGAAATCCATTTGAAATAGCTGATCGTCTCGGAATATTATATCAAATAGGAAATATTGGATGTTCTGGCTGCTATATGTTTTTAAAAAATCATAGATACATATTCCTCAATCAGAAACTGTCGAAACATGAATTGAAGATGGTAATGGCGGGG